TTAAAAAAGCAATTAAGAAGAGTCAAGATAAACACGATGAAGAACATAGAGTTTGGTATGTTGGATCTACACGTACAAGAAATAATTTATATAAATTGAAAGCAAGATTAAAAAGAAATGAATACAAACATTTATAAGAATTTATATACAAATGTATATAAACCGATTGGGAGCGAGATGCCCTTTACTGGTGATTGGCAGCATCAGGTTCTAACGGACGAAGTTGGTTCGATTTTCTCGGACTCCCTATCATTGGATATAAGATCGTTAAACCAACAACTGCCACACTAACTAAATACAGGAGAAAAAAATGATAAATATAAAAAGTGTAGAAAAAGAAGAAAATAGTAATACATATTTTATTACTTATATATTAAATAATCAAATATTTACTTATGGAGGAACTCCAGAAGAAATAGTTGAAGGACTTATTAAAAATTTTAAGAAAGGAAATAAAAATGACAAATAAAAATATGTTCGAAAGTGCGTTTCCACAAGATAAGCAGATAGGCGGGAATCATTATAAAGATTTTCACATTCAACCCTATGAATTCATTTCTAAAAATGACCTTTCTTTTTTTCAAGGAAATGTTATTAAATATGTATGCCGTTATATGAATAAAAATGGCATACAAGATTTAGAAAAAATAATTCATTATTGTGAATTAGAAATTAAAAAGATGAAAGACATGAAAAGGAAAAAATAATGTTAATGCCAACTACAGAATGGGTAGCACCTACAGAGTTTCCTGATTTAAGAAAAGCAGAGGAAATAGCAATTGACTTAGAGACTAGGGATCCAGACTTAAAAACAAAAGGTTCGGGTTCTATTATTGGTAATGGTGAAGTCGTAGGTATAGCTGTTGCTGTAGATGGATATAAAAATTATTTTCCAATAGCACACGGTACAGGTCCAAACATGGACAGAGATAGAGTATTAAGATGGTTTAAAGATATTTGTGAATCACCTGCTACAAAAATATTTCATAATGCAATGTATGACGTATGTTGGATACGTAATTTAGGTATAAAAATCAATGGTTTAATTATTGATACTATGGTTGCCGCATCATTGATTGATGAAAATAGATTTTCATTTACATTAAATTCTTTGTCTTGGGTATATTTAAATAAAGGTAAGAATGAAAAATTACTTAACGACGCAGCAAAAGAACGTGGACTAGATCCTAAAGCAGATATGTGGAAAATGCCTGCAAGTGAAGTAGGAGCATACGCAGAAGAAGACGCAGCTTTAACTTTAGAACTTTGGCATTTATTTAAAAAAATAATTATAGAAGATGATTTACAAAATATATTTAATCTCGAAACTGATCTTTTCCCTTGCCTAGTTGATATGCGTCACCTAGGGGTGCGGGTAGATATCGAAAAAGCGAATCAATTAAAAACAGCAATGGCAGTAAAAGAAGAAAACCTATTGCAACAAATAAAAATAGAAACAGGAGTAGATACTCAGATATGGGCAGCAAGATCGATCGCAGAAGTTTTTGACAAACTGAAGCTACCTTATAGCCGTACTGAAAAGACTGACTCTCCTTCATTTACTAAAAATTTTATTTCCTCTCATACAAATCCTGTAGTTCGTATGATAGCAGAAGCTAGAAAAATAAACAAGGTTAGAACAACATTTATAGATACTATATTAAAACATGAACATAATGGTAGAATACATGCAGATATAAATCAAATACGATCTGATGATGGTGGTACCGTTACAGGAAGATTTAGTTATTCTAATCCAAACTTACAACAAATTCCTGCACGTGATCCAGATACAGGACCATTAATAAGAAGTTTATTTATACCTGAAGAAAGTTGTACATGGGGTACATTTGATTACTCACAACAAGAACCAAGACTTGTTGCACACTACGCACTGAGATTTGGTTATGATACAGCACAGATAATTGCAGATTCATATGAAAATGATCCATCAACAGACTTTCATCAAATTGTTGCTGACATGGCTAAAATAGATAGGAAAGAAGCTAAGACAATTAACTTAGGTTTATTTTATGGAATGGGTAAAGCTAAATTACAAAATGAATTAGGTGCAACAAAAGAAAAAGCAGATGAATTATTTAATCAATACCATAATCAAGTACCTTTTGTAAAAGAGTTAATGACCGGTGTTATGGAAGCAGCACAAGATAATGGTAGAATAAAAACATTACTTGGTAGACGTTGTAGATTTCCTAAGTATGAACCAATACTTAGAGGAAGTGATTGGGGTACATTTGTTCCTGCACAAGATCATAATACAATATTAGAATTACAAAAAATGGGACCACATGAATTAGATGATGATGGTAATGTTATTAAAGATGCAGATGGTAAACCAAAGAAAAATTATTGGTATAGAAATCCTATACGTAGAGCTTTTACATACAAAGCATTAAATAAACTTATACAAGGATCAGCTGCAGATATGACTAAAAAAGCAATGGTTGATCTATATAAAGAAGGTTTATTAGCACATATACAAATACATGATGAATTAGATTTTTCGATTGAATCTGAAGCGCAAGCTGATAAAATAAAACAAATAATGGAACATGCAGTAGAACTAAAAGTTCCTAATAAAGTTGATTATGAAAAAGGTCCTAACTGGGGCGAAATTAAATAATATGGGGAACTATGGCTTATTTGAATGCAGATATACCACCAATCTATTGCAAGATAAGGAAGGAGTATCTTTATGATTTTAAAGAACATCATGGTGAAAGTGAGGAATGTGTGGTCTTCGGCATCGCTAGTCTTAGCGGGAAAGCGCTCTTATTTCATGCGATGTTACCGAATGGTGCGGTCTTTTATAGATTGCCTATCAGCGCGTTTTTCCAAGAACGTTTTTCTAGATCCGAAGTGCCGGATATGCCAATCGACGAGTTACAATTGTGGAATTGTTTTAGCTATTATCCTAGCGTGCATTGCTTTAGTTGGTTGGATCGAGTAGACGGAAAATTTTTAGGAAAAGATAAAAAATTCTACAAAGGTCAATACTTATTTACGGTTGACTGGGCACATCCAGAGTCTAATATATTAAACACGGAACATTCTGAAATTCCGCAAGAACATAAGTGCGCTCATATCATGGCACTTGAAAACGGCAACTATGCTGCACAGCCAAATAACAGAATCATTTGGCATATAAATAGTTACACAACTAAAAACGATTGGCCGGATTATAAAGTACAAACTACAGTCTGGGACGTCGAAGCAGGTGAATGGGTAACAGAAGATTCTGATAAAATGTTTTACGATTTGGAGAAAAAAGATGGCTAAAAAATATTGTAATGTTTGCGAACATGAATGTCACTGTGTTGGTAAAGGATACTTTATTCAAAGTAATCAATGTGGTACATGTATTTGTGATAAATGTGAGTGTAAGCCTATAATATTAGGTGCTCCTGTTAAAAAAACATGGTGGCAAAAGATTAAAGGTTGGTTATTCTAATGGAGATTGCCAGGATGGATTACCGATTCACAGCGATATTAATTATTTTATTATGCCTTATGGCATTTTTTGGAGGACCTGTAAGATGAGAAAACAATGTAAACAATGTGAAGAAGCATTTGATGCAAAAGATGAATTTGATTTATTTTGCAGCAAAGAATGTAAGGAAGAAGCATTAGCAGAATTAGATTCAGATTCTGACGAGTGTTTATCATGTCAATAAAGAAACCATTTACTATCTCTGAAGAGGCAGCCGTGCAGATGCCAATGAAGACGGTTGCTAGTTTGATCGCGCTCGTCGCAATCGGCACCTGGGCTTATTTTGGTTTAATTGAAACACAAAATCAACACCATACTCGATTACAATTAATGGAATCCGATGTTGAAGACAACACGGAATTTAGAATTAAATGGCCTAGAGGTTTGATGGGTTCATTACCCGCTGATTCGGAGCAGTTCATGCTTATCGAAGATCTATATAAACAAGTAGAAAAAATGCAACAGACTCAAGAGATGAATATGACTAATAAAGTTAATATAGAATTTTTAATGAAACAATTAGATAAGGCTCAAAAAGATATAGAAAAATTAAAAGACAAACAACGGGAGTTTGCTAATGGAAACGGTCATTAGTAGTGTGGTTGCTCTCTGTATGTTTATTGCAGGAGAGCTTAAAGAACATAGAATAAAAGAATCTATGTCAGATTGTTTGAAGGGAAAACGCCTAGCAGAACGTGATGTAAATGTTAATATTCAGTACATGTGCGGGGCTGTAGAGGCAGAGCTTGAAAAAAATATAGATGGTAGTATAAGTATAAAAAGAATTATAAAACCAAAATAATGAACCTTTCGCGTAATTTTACTTTACAAGAATTAATTAAATCGGACACTGCTGTACGATTAGGGGTGGATAATAATCCTAATGCTAATCAAATTGAAAAATTAAAATTACTGTGTGAAAATATTTTGCAGCCGGTACGAGATCATTTTGGTCCAGTAACCATTACCTCAGGCTTCAGGAGTCCAGACTTATGTATAAAAATAGGTAGTTCAATTAATTCACAACATACTAAAGCAGAAGCTGCTGATTTTGAATGTCCCGGTAAGGATAATGCGGAAGTGGCTGATTGGATTTATAAAAACTTAGATTTTGACCAAATGATTTTAGAATTCTATGTGCCTGGTGAACCTAATAGTGGGTGGGTTCATTGTAGTTATATATCTGAAAATCCACGTAAACAATTTTTAAGAGCATATAAAGAAGATAAAAAAACAAAATATAAACCCATAATAGGAAAAGCGAAAGATTTAGTTTAATGAAAGTAGCCGTAATAGGCACAGGAACTGTTGGAGTACTTAGTGTTTGTCATTTTTTAGGATACACTAAAGATGTTGAAGTGGTCTGTGTACATAATCCAAAGAAAAATATTTTAGGTATTGGTGAAAGCAGTACTGTTAGAATGACTGAATTATTGTGGAATACATTAAAGTTTAATATTAATTTTGATGGAGAAGATTTACAGTGCACTTTTAAAGCAGGTGTTAAATTTAAAAATTGGAGAAAACATGATTTTATAAGTCCAATGATTCCCCCTTCCTATGGAACACATTTTGATAATTTTAAATTAGCTGAAATTATATTTTCAAAAGTACATGAAAAATACAAAGAACGTTTTAGTGAATTAAAAATTGATGTAGAATCTATGGATCAAAATGACAATGAAGTTATTATAAATAATAAACATAAATTTGATTATGTAATAGATTGTAGGGGTTTTCCCAAAGACTATTCTAATTATACAATGGTTAACTTACCTATAAATCATTGTCTAGTTCATGCTGTTAATGAACCTGGAGATTGGAATTTTACTTATCATACTGCACATAAAAATGGTTGGATGTTTGGAATACCATTACAGAAAAGACAAGGATGGGGTTATTTATATAATGATACCATTACATCTAAAGAGGATGCTTTAGACAATTTTAGAGAGATAACAAATAGAGATATTACTTTAGACAATATAAGAGAATATATGTTTAAACCTTTTAAAGCTAAAAAATATGTTGATGGAAGAATACTCTTGAATGGGAATTCATCTCTTTTTTATGAACCTATAGAAGCAATATCAGGTGGATTTTATGATACTTTAAATGTTCTTTATCATGCATACATTTTTAATAAAACTTTTAATGAAAGAGATTTAAATTTAAACATAGATTATATTGCAGACAAATATATAAATTTTATTTCATATCTGTATCATGGTGGTAGTATATATAATACGGACTTTTGGAATCATGCTAAAAAAATATGCACTAAAAATTTACAAAATGATAAATGGTTAGAGACCATAAAAAATATAAAAGAAGGAAAAGAAAATTTAACTAGATTTCCACTTTCTTGTGAAGCTTGGCGTATACTGGACAAAAATTTATATGATGGTAAAACATTTTAAAAGAAATGATTAATACTTATAATTTATTTGCTACGACAATAGTGCATGGTAAAATTGTTTTACAACCAGAATTACATAAAAAAATTTTAAATTATGTAGATAAAGAAATTGTCTCTCCATCACGAGACTTTCGATCTGTTATAAATGGCTATCAGTTTCATAATGATTTTGATGGAAAAAAAGATTTACATAATTTATTAGGTACTTATTTTAAAAATAATTATCATCTCATGATAGATCATGGATGGTTAAATGTTTTAAATAATAATTCATATAATAAACCTCATTCACATGGGGGAAACATGGTATGTAGTTCTGTGGTTTACTATTTGTCTAGTAATAACAATAATATAAATTTTGTAAGAGACACTGAAACATTTGAAATAAAACCAAAATTATTTGATTTTGTATTGTTTCCACATGACTTAGTACACTATGTTTTACCTGAAGAAAGAAACGAACCAAGAATATCTTACGCTTTAAATTTACAAAGAATAATGATACAGGACTAGTATGACAAAATTATATAAAGTATTTAGCAAAATAGACACCGTTCATGGTTTCTGTGAAGAATGTGAAGAAGAAACAATTTTAGTTGCAATTGTTTCAGATTTTTATAGATGTACTAATTGTGGTCATGATACTAAACAACATATCAACGGAAGAATAAGATATATGTCTTTATCTGAAAGTGATAGAAAATACATAAAAGAACATAATAAAAATGGCTAGACAAAAATTTACACACTACGTACCTAGACCAAAACCTAAAAAGCGTCCAGGCGTACACAAAAAAAGAAAGAATAAAGATGAAAAACGAGATTTTAAAAAATACAATCGACAAGGTCGATAATATATTTGAAATAAATAATTTAGAAAATTTACAAAAAAATAATTTTTGTCTTGAAATGACAAATTTTTACAAAAATCCAGATGCTGTTTGTGAACTTTTTAATAAACAAAATCCTTTTGTACATAAATGGTATGAAGAAAATTCATTAAACACAGTAGACTTTTTTGATTGTAGACATGATTTTATTTCTGAAAGTTTTAAAAAAACTGAAGAAAAAATTTATAAATTTTTAAATAGAGATTTAACAAATGTAAGAGGTAGAGTATTAACTAACTTTATAAAAATTTTAAAAAGTAATCATGAAGATAATTATTGGTGGCCTCATGTTGATTCCACTTTATATAATTGCATAATATATTTAAATAAAGAACCTTGTGATGGCACGAATATTTATTCACAAATAAAAGAAAAAGAAGGAACCGAACATTCTAATCCATGGCAAAGTAAAAACAAATACATATTACTACAGAATATAAAAGCAGAATATAATAAACTTGTTATACTTAGATCTAATTTATATCATGGTATGGCCTACAACAGTCATAAATTTAATAATACATTTAGAAAAAACCAAGTAATATTTGTGAAATGATAAAAGTAGATAATATATTTCCTAACTTAATAGTTACTAAAACATTAGATTTATCTAAATTAAAATTAGTAGGAAAGAATTATAAAAAAACTTTTGAATCTAAGGTTAAAACAACTTTAAAATCAGACACACTATTAGATGTAAAATCAATGAACTATTTAAACATAGAATTAACAGAGCTATTATCTTACTTAATGAAGCCTTATTGTAAAAATTTTGTTTTTAATATGTCGGGTATATGGATAAATCAATATGATAAAAATGATTACCAAGGTTCTCATGTTCACCCAAGTGATTTTTCATTTATTATTTATTATGATGTAAATAAATCTTCTACTGTTTTTAATTCACCGGTAAAAAATATATTAGATGGTTCTAATAATCATATTTTTTCTAGAATCTATGAACCTAATTTAAAAAAGGGAGATATAATAATGTTTCCTTCTTATATGGAACATTGGGTAAAACCTAATTCTAATGGAAAAACAATAGCCGGGAATATAAAAATAGTAAAAATTTACAGTTGACATTTCTCCTTTTAAATCCTATACTATAGGTAGAAAGGATAAATATGATCTATAATATAAAACAAAAAATAATAAATAACTTATATGAATCTGAGTTATTTGAACCTTCTATAGCAAGAACGGCCCATAAAGCAGCGGTATTAGTTGAAAGAATAGTTGAATCTAAAGAACCGAGAAAGGAGCTAAAAAAATGGTTGCAAGAACAGACTTCCTTATGAGAAAAATAACGTTAGAAGCTGACGAATTAGCGAGGCAATGGAACAGGACTCGGGATCCAAGCATCAGGGACCAATGGTTTAAGAAGGTGTCCCAGGTGCCGTTGGTAGACTCTCATCTTCAACAGGAACGCAAGAAAACTTAGGATATAATTTCCACTCATTAATGGTTTTTTCATTAAAATATTCACCGTTGAATAGTAATTCAAAAGAGTCACCTAATCCAGAACGTACACACGTATAGTGTGTATCATGTATTTTTCGAATGTTATATTCTTCTAATATGGGTTGGACACACTCTCCGGTTATTACTGAACATAAGTATATTGTTAATAAAAATTTCATTGATTTATGGGTTGAAATAGTTTATAATTATCCTATATTTGTTACTTTAAAATTAATGTTTGAAAGGATATAGTAATGACGGACATAAGTAAATATAAATCTGTTGCACTATCACACCAAAGTTGTGATAAGCTCGACAAGATAAGAAAGATAATTGTACCTGAGGTTTCGGTTTCAAGAGCCAAAGCTTTAGATATATTAATTAATGAGAAAGCGAGAAAA